AGCAAACAAACCTTTTGCCACAGGTGTAGGCACAGTAGAAAATTTAGTAGAAGATGATGAACTAACTTTTGTAGACAGATATGCCGCAGTAGATATGCAAATACCTCAAACAGTTACTGGTTACATGATTATAAACAATCCTGATTCAGGTGTAGGTAATGTGTATTTGGGTAATGGTCAATTGCAAACAGCAAATGTAAGTATTGCAAGTTTGGCTACCACAGCAAACATTGCCGCTAACTATCCTGAATACAATTTAACCACTGATGCTTGGATGGCAGTTAGAGCATTCACAAACAGCAATGTTGAATTTGATTACAGCAAGATTACATTTACTGGTGATGGCTCAGGTGAGTCACCAGCATACAATACCACAGAAATAGTTAGCACTTATATCAATGATGTAAATGAAGCAGACGCAAATGTGTGGACACCATTCAAGTTAGAAAAAGTAACAACTGGCACATATTCAGTTAGTGTTAGTGCATACAAGCAAGAAGCAGTGAGAACAAGAAGCAGTCAAGCAAATGTTATCACAGTAGTTGTTGATCCTGTATACACTTCAGAGGGTAATGCATTAGTAAACACATATGGTCCTGGCACATTTATGGAACAAACCAAAACAATATTTGCACTTGGACCAACAGGTATAGGACAAATTACAACAGGCTTAAGACACGATCTCATTGACATTAGTTTAGCAGAAGACTTTGAATTCACTTACAATTATACTCCAAGTTGGACCAGCATAGTGGCTAACACTGATCATGTAACATTTGGTGTGAATGCAAGTATCACTTTTGTTAACACTTCAAATACTACTACAAAATCATTCCAAATAAATGGTGGTGGTATACAGTATACACCAATTACCAGTGGTGAAGCAGTAGAAATATTGAATAAACCTCATTCGCACACTATTCCTTTCTCAGGCAAAGCAGATTATTATGGACTTGATTCAAAAGAATGGTATGCATCATATATGGATGTATGGTTTATAGGTTGTAATGGTGCAACTGGCGGCACATTCAACAATATGTCATACACAATAAAAAGCCAAAACAAATTCTATAGGACATAAGTATGCCAATTGGAGCAGGTAAATTATTCTCAGGATCAAATGCAAACAGATTGCGTGGTGATGGCACACCAACAACTGCATTTAGTATAACCTCAACTGTGCCTGATCACAGAAGTTTTAGATATGATATAAGCACAACTTATGCAGAAGGTGCCGAATTATATGTATTGCTTACATTTAACCAACAAATATATCCTGAACTATTTGGTTACTCTTTTGACCAAGTCCCTAAGCCTGGAGCGTTTCCTTTACCTATAGACAATTATAAACTGTCAGCAAATGTTACTGTAGATGCTAACGGAAATGCTAGTATTAATTCATCAATTAATTTGCACCAGTTAACAAACACTGCAAACACTATAGCATTTAATTCACCCACTACAATAACTACCAATGTATATCAGCAAGACAGTTCAGGACCACTTGTAGGTAGTGATAGTGGAGTTACACTGAAAAAAGATACACAAGACGAAGTAGAAATAATTAATAACTACGGTAATCCAGTTGGCTTAATACAAAGTCTTGCTGTAAGCGATTGGGACGATTATTTCCCTGCTGCGGTAGACGAAGGATGGGACAGCACAGACTTTACTCATATAAGAACTATAAGAAGTTTAGGTGCCACTGGCGGCGTTCCTAACGATTACTTTTTTAAATGGTCTCTATCACAAGGGTCATTTAATGAACCTGTTATCTCAGGCACAAACAAAGATTTACCAGTCCATGCAGTAATTAGGGGTGATAATAAAAATAATTCAGATCTTTATCTTATAAATTCACCCGCACTAGAAGAAATGTGGTTAGGTCGCCAATTCTTCCCATCATTGCAAAATCTAGAGGTAGATGGTGCAGACACTTTTATAACATATCAGCAAGGTAATTTAGGTGGGTCAACAACTGCTTTAGCCTCAACTGGCAGCACATCACCTTCTTACCCCTCACCACCTAATGTTCCATGGCCTAGACCAGCGTTCCCAGGCGATGAACTAGGGTTTTGGTATCCATTGCGTGGACCAGATGGCGAATTCATTACAGCAAACACAACATAATTTCAATAATTGCATAAATATAACTATTAAAACAATGGCACTAATACCTCAGTAATAGTGCAAAACCCTTAAGGAGTTGACAATGGCAGGCGGTAGAGTATTAGAATTTAAAGATTACATCGGTGGTGCAGATAATGTAATCGTAGAAGAAATGTTCAAAGGCACCAAAAAAACATTCACATATGACTTCGACACCAGTTTAACAAGTTATTCATTCACTGCAGATTTCGAAAGTTTACTGTTAGATGAAGTATCATATGATAGATCAACAGGCAAACCAAATTTTACCAACACCAAAGTCAAGGGTTATTTCGATAATTACGCAGCCGTTCCAGGTGCTAACATTGTTAAAGGTGCTACCACAGTTGCTTTTACAATACCAGACAATAGATACACAGGATGGCAATATCCAAACGCCAGAGAAGATGTTGTAATGACCGTAGTAAGTTTTCAATGGGTTTTACCAAACGGTGACCAAGACTTACATCGCTGGGCAATCATAGAAAGATGGGAACCAGGTATCACAATAGGCGACCCAACAAGTATAAACAATACAGTAACTTTCACAGCAATAACTTAAGGAGCGATCATGGCTAATGTAAGTGTGTCATCGATTGCTAATGATATAAATGTTTCTTCCACACTGAGCAATATCTCAGTAAGTGATGACAGTGGACAGTTTCTTGTAAATGTAACATCCACAGCATCAGCAATCACAGTAAACCCAGTAAACACGGTAGTAGAAGTTGCTGCAAGTGCAATTGTATCTAACCAAGCAATTAGAGCGGCTATTGAAGTTGCTAATGTTAGTGGCTTTGGTAATATCAGTTATGACAGCAACATTGATACTTCAGATGGTATCATTAGATATGTTGGTGTTAGTTCAAGTGATATTAGAAGTCAATTAAGTGCTAATACTTCTAACGGTATAACATACGACGATGCAACAGGCATCATAGATCAAAACTTAAACACCAGCCTTGTAGCAGAAGGCACTAACTTATATTACACTAACGCTAGATTTGATTTCAATTTTTCACAGAAAGATACAGATGATCTTTCCGAAGGCACCACAAACTTATATTTAAATGGTGCAGGAACCACAGACGATTTAGCAGAAGGTAGTGCTAATTTATGGTTCACAAATGCTAGAGCAGTTAGTGCAATTACAGATGCCACTATTGCACCAGGCAATGTCACACTCAAAGAATTCAAAGAAACAATAGTAGACAATGGTGCCGCAACATCAGGTGCTCTCACACTAGATATGAGTTTGGGCTCACTTCACCTTGTGGCACTAAACGGTGATATCACAGGCATAACACTTTCTAACATGGACGAAGGTGCAACAGCCACAATAATATTTGAACAAGATGTATTTGGTGGACGCACAATTGATACTTCTTCAGGCTTTGGTGCTTGGAACTTTATGGGCGGAATCACAGACTTAGGTCCAATTGGTGGTTCGCGATCAGTTTTAGTTGTAACACTAGCAGACAGTGTTTACCAAGCAAGTATCAGTTCCCCTGACGCCGCTACCACAGATGACTTATCAGAAGGTTCAACTAATTTATATTACACAGATGCAAGAAGCAGAAGTGCATTAAGTGTAACCACAGGAACACCCAGTGGTGATGGTGCTTTATCATATAACAGCGGAACAGGTGTATTTTCATTCACACCAGCAGACACAGGTGAAGGTTTAACAAATGCACAGGCACAGGCTTATATAGAAACAAATGGTTTGAATGGCACCGGCGATATCACAATGACTGGTATTGCCACATTCGGTCAAAATGCAACTGATACACATTCCTTTACAGGTAACATTGATGTTACAGGTAATATAGAAGTAAGCGGTAATTTAAATTACAGAGAAGTAGAAGACTTACTTGTTCAAGACCAAACAATTACACTTAACTATGGTAATGCAAGTGCCCAAGATGCACAAATTATTGTAGACAGAAGTGGATCAACATTAACAAATGTAGACATCAAATGGAATGAAACCACAGACAAGTGGCAGTTTACAAATGATGGTAGCACATACAATGATATTGCATCAACAACCGACTCCTTAAATTTAACTTTAGATAACTTAACTGTAACTAATGCTAATGTTCAGATAGGCCAGCGTAGATTTGAAGTTGAAGACGGTGCTACTTCGCGATTTGGCGGGAATGTTGAAATAGACGCCAATGTAGACATGTCCGGTTCCGCTAACGAATTTAAAGCATTAAGCGTTGCTATGAAAGTCAACGACATATCATTACGCAATATCCAAGATCATAATGACAACGGCTCAAACACCATGATCCAGTTCTTTAATGACGAGATTGTATTGAAGAAATTGACAAAAGCAGAAGCCAATATAGATATTATTGGATCAAATTACTTTCTTAACGGTAATGTTGTAGGAACTGTAAGCAATATATCAAATCATACTACCTCCGACTTAGCAGAAGGCACTAATTTATATTACACAGATGGAAGATTTGATACTAGGTTAGGAACTAAGTCAACAAGTGATTTAAGTGAAGGAACAAATTTATACTACACAGATGCTAGAGTAGATGCACATCTAACAGGTGGCACAGGCATTGATTATACTGCAGGCACAATTGATTTAGCCGATACAGCAGTAACACCAGGCACATATGGTGACGCAACAAATGTTTCACAAATAACAGTAGATCAACAAGGTAGAATAACAGGTGTCAGTGATGTAGCAATCAGCATACCAGCAAGTTATGGTAATGTAGAAGTAGCAGACTTCCTTGCAAACGGATTTGGCTCAAACACAATTACAACCACAGGTAATATAACTGCTAGTTATTTTATAGGTGATGGTTCATTACTAACAAATATAACTGGTGCTAATGTAAGCACTGTAGATCAAGCAAAAACAGTTGTTAAAACAGTTATAGCAGGTGAAGACTTAGCAAAAGGTGATGCTGTATACATAAGTGGTGGCACAGGTGACAATCCAGAAGTCAGCAAAGCAGATGCAGATGATGCCACAAAGATGCCAGTGTTTGGTGTAACCACAGAAGCAGTTACAGCCACTAACACCACAGACATAGTTATATATGGTCTAGTTGGAAGTTATGACACAACAGGCTTTACAACAGGTGACAGTTTATTTGTTAGCACAACAGCAGGTGAACTTACCACAACAAAACCAACAGGTGAAAGTGCATTACTACAAACAGTAGGTAAAGTAATCAAAGGTAACAGTTCAGGTGGTAAAATCACAATCACTGGAGCAGGTAGAACAAATGCTACACCTAACTTAAATGATGGTAATATCTTTATAGGTAATGGCAGTAATCAATCTGTGTCAGCAGTGCTAGACACCAGCATAGTTCCTGAGAACACTAATTTATATTTCAGTAATGCTAGAGTAGACAGTTATATACAAGATGGTGAAGCAACAGTTATAAGAACCAGTGTTGATGCACAACCTGTAGCACTTGCTGAAAATGGTTTCATAGCAAGACAAAGTTCAGGCGCAAGTGGTGACAGTGCAAATGTTTACAGTGTGCCACGCATAAGCACATTCAAAGCAGGTGCAAACACTGACTGGACTGCAGGCACTATAACACAAAGCACTCCAAACACATTGATTAGTGCATTTAACAACGACAGTGCAAGATATAGAAGATTGTTTTTCTCACCAGTAATAGGTGGACCAGGTGTAGTTGCAGAAGGTGTTACAAACTTACCAGCAACAGCAATTGTGAGCAGTATAGGCGATGCATTTGATGCTAATTTAAATTTATACGGTGGTTACTTAACAAGTGATGCAAGTTTAGCACCAGGTAAGATTGAATTTAGAACAGTGCAACAAGATGTAGCAAACACATTGATTGCTGCTGGTGATACTGTATTCTATTCAAACTTAACCAGCACAGAAGATGCCACAGTGATGTTTGTTGATGACAAATTCCGCATAGGTAAACCAACTGACCATTACAGTTTCCCTAAAACACCAGGCACAACAGATCAAATATTACAGTTAGATGCTAACAATGATTTACAATTTGTCACAAAAGCAGGTTTAGATGCAACTGGCACAGTAACCAGCATTGATATTTCTACAGGAACAAATTTAACACCAACAGGTGGACCAATAACCACTAGTGGCACAATTAACATAGACATGTCAAATGCATTGACGCAGATGAACAGCATAACTGCTGTCACAGACTTTGATTTAAATGTTGACAGAAACTTCACTGTAACAGGTAACTATGGTGTGGACAGTGTTGACACTGACATGGCTAAAATTAGTTCTGATGGTTATGCTGTATTCCCAGGGGATCAATACACCACTAGCACCAGAGGTAGTTACACTGACACTGCCAACTTAGTTTATTATGAGATTGAAGGTAATATTACTGCAGGATCAAGCACAGTAAATGTGACTGCAATCAGAGACGGTGGCACAGGTGTAACCAAAGCCTTAACAGACTTAAACGCCGGTTATACATTAAATGATTACATTGATTCCGCGGCAACTGTTTTAACAATTGATTCAGGTGCTGGCACAATAACATTTGATAGTAATGCTTTTGAAACAGCAACTTTTGATTATAGCAACAATGTTAAACTTTTACCAGCCGCAAAAGACACTGACACAGGGTTAGTGGTAGGTCTATATTCAGAATATCAAGTTAACAATGATGGCACAGGCAGTTACAACACACTAGATCAAGTCGTTCCATTAAACATTAAATATGGTTACCCAGCATCAGGATTTACCAACGCTGACTTTAATGTTTACAGTGTAGGTAGTAGCAGTGACTTTAGTTTTATTGATGATAGTGCATTTACTGTAGCAAGATCTAGTGTTAGTGCCGCAAACAGTTCTCTTAATACACCAACAGGTATTACTATAGGTAGAAACACTGATTTATCTAACAGGGGTGAAAATGACTTATTCCCAGCATTTGGTTTAACACAAATGTGGGATGGTGTTGAGCCTGTATCAGTTACTACCCAGCCACACATACTGGCAAAATCATATGCACAAAACACATATCTAAACTTCTCTACTTTTAAAGGTTCAGGTGCAACTAGATTGTTTTTCTCTAGTGCAGATGGTAGTATAAACTCAGACCCATATGACACATATCCTAGATCAACACAAGAACTAGGTAGGATTGCATGGTGGGGTAGCACAGGCACACAAATAACACCACCCTCATACAATGTTCCAGCATTTATTAGTGTAGGTGCTGCTGATGATTGGGACACATGGGGCGGTAGCACAGCAGGTAACACCAATGTGTATATGGGAGCCACATCAGATGGCTTAAACGCAGACACATATTTAAGTTACAAAAGTGGTGAATTATTCTTGGCTGGTGGTGGGGACAACAAACCAGTTACACTAGCACCAGCACACAATGGTTCAGCACAATCACCACAAGATGCATACATAGGTGCGCCAACTAAGTGGGCTGAAGCAAATTATGCAAATACAAGTGCCTCTAGTGGTGCTAAGTTTAGTGTAACAAATGGTGGTAGCACAGGTGCCGGCACAGTTGGTGATATGCAATTGTCATTTAACAGACAAGACAATGCAGGTCAATTTGCATTCACATTGGGCAGGGTGTTAAGTGCTGCTTTCTTTGGTGGTAGTAATGATCAAATATATGTAGGTGTAACTGATTCACAAGGCATGGGCAACATCACAGGGCAAAGTGTTGATTTAGCAGGTATCACATCAAGTGCGGGTGGTAATGAAGCGGCATTAAATGGCACAACCAAATATGCAGGTTTTGCATACATTAACTCCGGTGGTTTTGATTATCAAAAACTGTATGATGATGCAGCCATGACAATACCAACAACATACACCAGCCTAGGTGGCACCGCTGGTAGTAACTTTGCAGGACAATCAGGTGCAACACTTACAACAGCAATAGCATCAGGTGTTACCGCTAAAGAATGGACATTTGATTTAGAAGAACAATCAGATATTCTTAAAATAAAAGATGATGGCACAACTGTAGTAGAGTTCACAAACAATATCACAGACTTCAGTAATAGAGTGAAGTTTAAAAACCATACAAGCACAGAAATACTTGCATTGACAGGTATGACAGCAGGAGAAGTTGTTTATAACAGCACAGACAACTTAGTTGCATACTATGATGGCACTAACTGGCGCAACATAGCACAAGGAGCAATCATAACATAATGGCTAGTAGAAGAATATACAAAGGTTCACGCTGTAAAGCAGATTGCGGCGGACACAGAGCAGGTGCGGCATATGCTAGAAAAGGCGGAACACAACCTAGCAGATACTCACCTAGTTTTAACAAAGGAATGAAAATTGCACAAGGCGGTGCAGCCAGAAGATCAATAAGATAAGGAGCAAATTATGCCATACCATAGCAAACCAAAGAAGAAGAAGAAAAAACCTTACAGCAAACCTAAAAAGAGATAACAATGGAAATTATAGATTTATTACAAAAACATGATCAGTATATACAAAGTTTACCAGCAGAACATAAACTAACAGCAATAAATTTTATTGTTAACAACAGTGATTGTGATCTAGAAACTATAAAGAAACATGTGAAGATACATCATGCCTAAAACCAAAGCAGAGGTAGTAGAAATCAAAGAACTAGCCAAAGAAATCGAAACGGTTAAGGATGTTCATCTTGCTCACATACACGATTGTATACACAGAGTAGAAGATGAGTTAAAATCCAACAAAGAACACTTCAATACCAGAATAGACAAGTTAGATAACCGTATTTTTTGGGTCCTAGGGCTTACTGTAACGACCTTAGCAGGCGTTATAGCCAATATGGTAGTATAACATGCCCGTTGCTCCTGATTATGCAAAAAACGCCGCTAAAAAGGCGTTAAAAGAAAGAGAAGAACTGCCAGCAAGTAGGCAAGCAGGCACCAGAGTAGGACTTGCCAGAGCAAATCAATTAGCCAATGGCGATAATCTCAGTTTAGACACACTGAAGCGTATGGTATCATTTATTGCTCGTCACAAACAAAATTACAGAGATGCCAAAGCAAAAGGCTTAGACAACAAAACCAGCAAAGTTATTCAAGCAATGAACTTGTGGGGTGGAGTTAGAGCACAAAGTTGGGCACAAGAACAAATAAAAAGGTTGACATCACCTTAAAAGATGTTATAATATCCCTGTTAATGCAGCAATAGGTGTTGTGTTAGCCCGGCAAATGTTTAATAAGTGTGGACATTTGTTGGTAATTTTATGTATCAAACCCTCTTCACAGTCCTTATTCTGTGTTGAGGGTTTTTTTATGGCTGTAAGTTCTTGATCTATAAAGTGTTTATTTTACTTGACATTGACTAGATAAATGTGTATAATACTACTATGTTAAGCAATAATGCTTACATATAATAGGTAGGAATAATATGAGAAATTTTACAAATAATTATGGCGAAGAGCAGTTTTATAGTTTTTTTACTATAGATATACCCATTAACAACAATCAAGTATCTACTTTAAGTGATGAAATAGAGCATTATTTAGAACATCACGGTGATGCTGTAGATAGATGGGTCTGGGATACTTGTGAAGGTGTTGATAATGACGGATATGGTAGTTTTAGATTTGAATGGCCTGCAGATATCATGAACTTTTTAACAGAAGAGCAAAGACAACGAATGGGCGAAATACTCAATGAAGTTGTTGGTTCTACTGATATTGTATGTAGTATCTGTGAAGTGCATGATTATTTAGAAGGTGGTAGAGAAATTACCGATGAATATGATGTTGAAGACTATATGGAAACCATTATAAAGGCTGGTTATACTATAAGCAAAGACGATGCTGACTTAGTGCCAGATCATTTACAAGATGCATTTGATTTGTATTTTGCACAAGTAAAACTCACTCAGGAGGTGGCGTAATGGAAAAAGTAACACTTAAAGGTCAGTTTTGTGTAGGTAATGTAAAAGTAGGCAAATTTGCTAATATAGACTTTATGTATGATGGTGTGAATTTTCACTTACCAGAAATGTTAGATGTAACCAGTCCGCATACTTTTATTAAAGAACTTGACGCACAATTTGGCGGCAGTGATTGGGATTGCTTTGAACTTATTATGCAAAAGGACTTTGATGGCAATTGGTATTACACTGGTGATTATGGACGCAGTCACTACATTGAACAATACAACAGAGATGAATGGGAAGAGGTGGCGTAATGAAGATTGTAGA